GCTTTTTCAGCAACTGCTCTTTTCTGGAGATCACACCAACCGGTCTGCCAGTGATCTTCACCGTGCCAAGTGGCTTCTTGCCCTTCTTACCACATGATACCGAATCCACAACAATTTGTCCATGCAGTTTATCCAATTCTTTCTGGATTTTTTCAATTCTCCGGCGCAAATCCTTAATCTCTTCTTTCATATCCGCGTACTCAATCAAAATGCCCTTGTCCACCGGTATCCACCTCCGCTGTAATGTCATACTTCTTTGCCAGATATTCTGCAACGCTTACGCTCTGGTAAGCCGGTCGCTTAAATCTCTCCAACGCCTTTGCATCATGCCGGCTCTCCAACTCTTCATAATGCTGCTGCCTGTCCCGCCGCTGTTCTTTTATGCTTCGTTTCTCCTGCAAATTATCACCTTCTATCCTCTGAACACTTCCGGAAGCGGCATCCACGCCACAACCTTATACGGTTCTCCCTGTTCATCGAACCAGACACCTGTCTGGGAATAATACAGCGTTGTTGCCTTGTCAGCTCCCTCGATCGTAACCAGGAACTCCGCTGCATATGCATGCCAGACATAAGCCTCAATAAATTCCCGTTGATCTGGGAGTCTTTCTGTTGTTGGAATCCATCCGTTACTCATTATTCTCTGCCTTTCTTCATGAAATCACGATAAATAATATTATCGTTTTCCTTTGGTTTTGCATCCTCCGATTTATCCCAAATATTCCCGATAACCTTCATCTCACACCATTTTACATAATCTTCCGTTAATGGCATTGAATAGCAAAACGGTTCGCATTTGCTCAGAGCATCCGTCGGAATCGTTTCGTAGTGCCATCCAGTAACGTAATCTACTATTTCTTCCGTTTCCATGGAAACAATCCCAAATTTTCCAAATTTAGCTTTTATGAGATCAACCGGATTATCATGGCACATAAGGATATCATTCTCCCAGATCTTCTTTCCATTCTTATCCGTGAGTCCAGTGTACTGGCAGATCGTATCCGGATCAATCATGTATTCATAAGTCCCATCGTTTATGTAATCTTCACCAGAAAGAAATCCCTCTACCCATTTGCCCTCCATCCATTCATTTTCCGGTAGCGCATGGATATGCTTTGCCTTAAATAATATTTCTCTTTTCATCTGTGCTTCCGCCTTTCTTGTATGGTTTTGGAAGTGGCATCCACGCTACAATTACCTTCGTCGTATAGCTGAAAAGTCCATGGAATTCTCCATTGTAAAATGCTAATTCCGTTACTGTTCCACTGGAGAAACAAGCAATTACGTTTGTATTTTCTTCCGGTAGTCGTTCACTGCACGGAATCCATGTATTTCCCTTTAATGCCTGTATTCCTAACTCAATAGCTTTTGCCGTTTCCTCTGTCCAGCCCCATTCCATATGTTTCAGCAGTCTATCTATTGCTTGCCGATTGTTCATCTTCGACCTCCTTATACGGTTTCGGCAACGGCATCCAGGCAACACAGTTATACATTTCTTGTCCATCATCGTCATATGCCACATATCCCGCTTCGTTTTTACACAGAAGTCCAACTAACATTTCTCCTCTATCATCGCAACAAAGTACGGTACCTTTTGGCATTCTTTCATTACATGGAATCCACTTAGTTTCTTCCAACGCTGTTACAGTCTCTTCAACCTCTGCCTTTGTTAGATTTATAAACATCTTCTTACTCCCCTTTCAACGTCCCCAGCACATTCACACCAACTTCCCTCTCCAGCTCTTCATTCATCAGCTGAAAATATTCCTCGTCCTTCTGTGCAAAATGCATCTGGTGTAAAACAAATTCCAAATATTTCAAAACTCCCTTTCTTTTGCAATGATAGTTCCGGTACAAATAATCTACACTGATCAGCAAAAAGCAGTTCATTGCCTCTGCTGTGTGTTTGTCCAGTTCCTTCTGGCGTTCCTTTTGGAACTCCGGACTATCCATGATCTCTTTTATCTGCTTTCGGAGCTTGTATTTCTTTAGTTGCTTATCTGCCCAACTCATTTTTCTTCCCCTTTTCATTTATTTCATGAATACTATCCATCTCGTTTTTCCTCTCTGATCACCAAGCAACGGCTTCTTTCCAAACTCTTTCAGCACATCATTTAGTTTTATCTGTTCCTCATTCCACTTGAATATTAGGATTCCATCTGGTTCCAATACCCTCATGCATTCATCAAATCCGGCTTTCAGATAAGTTTTCCAGTCTTTCGGAAGAACTCCGTATTTCTTTGCAAGCCACGATTCACTACCGGCTTGTTTTAAATGTGGAGGATCAAAAACTATGACCTTAAATACATTATCCTCAAACGGCATATTCCTGAAATCCATCTTTATATCTGGCTTTATCAGAAGCTTCCTGCCATCGCATAATGTCGTTTCGACTTCTCTGTTATCTGCAAATATCGTATCTGGATTTTCTTTGTCAAACCAGAACATACGACTTCCGCAACAAACATCCAAAATTTTCTTCATTTTTCCACCTCATCTCCGCTAAAAAAGCGTAAAAAAATACCAACCACCGAATATTGATGGTTGGTAGATGAATATTTCTAATCTTCTTCTGGTTTAATGTTACAGGTACTAAATGTGTATACATGGATTTCCACATTATTACTCTCTATTTTAGTTCCATTATATGAAACAGAATGTTTCAAATTATGAAAAGCCACATTATTAAGAGTAACCTTTTGAGCTATTATATTAGTACCATCTACATCTTCGATTACAATAATCTCTAAATTATACCTGTAATCTTCTTTTATCTTTTCCAGGTCGCCCTTATCGCACAGAATAGCATCTATATTTAAAATATGATTTTCTTTACTCGGACCAAATTGCTTAATTTCAACTATCTGATTCATCGCTGTTTGATTCAACTGCATGTTTATTTCCAAATCAAACTTTTCCTCTCCTGGCATCTCAGATATTCTGCATTTTGCTCTTTTGCTTTCGTCAAGTTTTATAACCATTGGCATTTCATATCTCCTCCCGTACATTTGATACAGAAATTATACCATTCCAACCACCACTATTCAATTGTCAACGTACTGTTCCGATCATTTTCGACTATCTTCGATATTCAAATTTACCTCTTATGTAGTCTGCAAATGCCTCTTTTAATGTCTTTTCTATCAGCATATTTCTTTTTCCTCCCAGTACTCTATTACATACTCTGTCTTCGTTCTGCCAGAAGACTTACTACCTGCATCTGTTACAATCCTTCCGATCCTGACTGAGTATCCCGCCTTCAATAGCAGCGTTGCTACCTTGAGCCGATCTTCTTCATTCCACTGTACAGATCCTTTTCTGATACTGCGAATTACATTTCTACTCATGTGCCATCCTCCATTCATCATGTAGAGTCTGCACCCTGCCGCTGAACCAAATCAGTAAACCACAGATATCTGGTTGATTGTCATATTTCTTCATCATGACTTCCATGTTCTGATTCCATAATGCCATATTATGATTTGATAGATATTTTTTATAAATTCCCCAGCAATCATTGTAAATTGCCTTGATTCGTTCCTCCATACATCCTCCTTGTTACCGCATGTTACCATTTTCTTTATCCTGTTACCGTCTTCAGGAAACCGCTGAACCCATTGAAAATACTGCGTTTCAAGCATTTTTCGGAGTGAAGTTACCGAGTTACCACACGTTTTCCCATATAGAAGAAAATATTTTTCTCACTTTCACATATTTTTTTCTTCTCTATAAGGGTGAATTTTGCCCGGTAACTTGGGTAACGGGTAACTTTTACTTAAATGGCAGCTCTTCCTGCTCATATTTATCCATTGTTTCCACCGATTCAAACCCATCCTTATCGATGTTATCGTTCAGCCGCAGGAATACACACCTGATTGGATTACCATCTACCTTTTTCACCTTTGTCATACGTCCGCCCTGCGTCTCGATCAGACCTTTGCGATCTGCCCAGGACAAAAAAGCCTTGTCAGAAAATCCTCCACTCTTACATAATTCCTTGAACGCCTGGTTATAGATGATAGCAACTCCCTTTTCAAGCGTTCCCCATTTCTCCACTTTCGTGTCCATATCAAAACGCTGATTGTTCATGGCAATCTTGTCCTGCAGATATCGATAGCAGCGCTCATTGTCACTCAGATCATTCCTGTTGATCAGAACAGTTTTCGCCTGCTCAATCGTAATATATTCTCCATCCCGGAACAGATAATCTGTCGCGACTTTATCTGCAACCAATAAAATCGACAGTGACAGGCTCTGTTTCTGCATGGCTTCATCATCTTTCAGTTCTTGCATGAACTCTTTCTGCATCTGATGCAGTTTTTCCTTGCCAATCCCTTTCAGAATCTCTATATATCTTTTTCCGGCAAGACCATAATTTTTCTTCACAATCTCTGCAGTCTCCTGCGGATCCGCATAAACATTGTCCTTACATTCCACTTCCAGGATACGGTTGATGGCTCCGCCCTGGGACACATAAGAATTCAAAGGACGCTCTCCATTTGTCAGAATGCAGTTCTTCCATCGATTTTCCCTGGTGATTCCAAGCTCCTTGTTGGACCTGCTCTTTCCTTTTCCGGAACACATGTCATAAACCATTCCTTCAAAGTTATCCCGGATCCGGCTGCTCGTCTTACTGGTATCGTCCAGGATCATTGGCAGATGATTCAGCATATCCGCCTTTGCTTCCAGCGCCACTTCCGTCGTCTTAAAGTCCCCGATATACGCCGATTCATCCGGATTCGCCCAGATGGATGTTGCAACCATCAGAGATACCGTTTTACCGCCCTCTGTTTCTCCCCAGAGATCTACGATAAACGGAAGTCCACCCAGGAGGCTGACCAGAACGCTTGCAAAAGATGCAGCCATCATAAACTTAATCTCCAGGCGCTTTGTCTTTCGTAATTTCAACATATGACTCTGCCAGATTTTCCAGTTGCCACGTTCTGAAACACTCTCATAAGCCTGTCGAAACCGTTGATCACCATCAAATACAATCTCTGTATCATAGGGAATAAACTGATCCTTAATCCATCCGAGCTTACTGGTGGAATACTGCACTTTAATATGGCTATCATTCATATTTTCAACATCTGACAGAAACCGGACCAGTAGCTTCGCGTTTTCTGATGTAACAGAAATTCCACGTCCAGAAAGCGCCACAATCTTACTGGCAGACGTCACCATTGTTTTCGGAACAATGATCTCATCCCATCGTCCATTTCGCTTGTATGCAATCTTGATCTGTTCTTCACCCGTCTCCAGATTCTTCATTCGCTCTACCGGAAGAATGGGGTGATAACAGGCAACCGCATCCACCTGGCTGTCATTCTGTGCATAGACGCCATCTTCACCGGCAATCCATGCACCGCAAAACATATTGTTGTATGGTCCTTCAAAGTTTGTCCACTTATCCAACATCGTGATTGACTTCTTACGCTCTCTTTGTTTCGCTTCTTTGTCCACCCTTTTATAGGCTTTCAGAAGCTCTTCAAACTTCTTTTTTACGCCAAGCTCTCCAGCACGATCTGTAAGGGAAAGGATCATCCGGGCCTTTGTAATCTCATCTTCCTGATCAAATATTTCCAGAAAGATTTCTTCGCTCAATATGCTTTTACTGTCCAGCCTTGCTACAGGCTCCATGTGATCACCTTCTCTCTTCTAATAATTCTGCATGATATAATTCAAGCTGCAGTGCATTATAACAATCACACCACGCGTCTGACAGCGGCTCTGCTCTGTTTAAAAATTCCCGGTATACAGAAATCAGATCGTTGTTCAATCTGCACTTGTCCCACATCTTTGCTTCCTGTTTTTCTCTCATCAGCTTTTCTTTTTTTGCCCGATATATCGCCAGAGAAGATCGGAAGGACGGATTCTTTTCGTATTCTCCGCCAAGCATCAGGAAAGCATCTTTGAAAGAAATCCCATAAAACCTTTCTGTAAAAGTAAAGATATCTCCATTCGCTCCACAGCCAAAACAGTGAAAATCTTTATCATAAACTTTCATGGATGCTTCATGATCGCCTTTATGAAATGGACACTTGATAAATCCCGCTCTGTTCGGTCCAGGAAGTCCGCATTTGACCAGAATATCCTTCATAGAGTATGCTTGCTTGATTTCCTCGCGCGTCATTTTGCATCACCGTATTCAGACAAAATACGCATAATCTCCTTGCCTGTGTCTTTCTTCTCACAGAATTCAAACCGGACATTGTACCGATCCCGGATGGTACACATTGATTTATATAGTTGTTTTCCGTCAACCGCTTTGGCTGATACCACATACTTTTCACGTTTTCCGTTTACCATTCTCCACCGGACTTCATGCTTCCTTGGATTCTGCCAGAACCACACATCTTCCAGATTTTTCACATCTGGTCCATGTTCCACCAGGATCACAAGCTGTATGCCTGCATCAATCGCTTTAAGCAGCTCCTTCTTAAACCGCTCATGTTGCTGACAGACATTTCCGCATAACTCCTGCAGGTTCTGCTTCCGATCAATAATGAGCCGGGGATTATCCAGACTCATATAATCCCCGACCAGAAGCTTGCTCGAAAAATGTTTCACTCCATTCTCGTCAAATGTCTTGATGATCTTCCGAATTGCCCGCTGCTTTTCTCTTGTATCAATTTGTATATCCACTTGTACCAACTCCTAATTAAATGGTAATTCTTCGTCAATTCCATCCGGAATATTCATAAATCCATCTCCTGCCGGTGTGGATCCAGATGGATATCCATTGATGTGATTCTTATATGCCTGTGTTTCTGTCTCCATCGGAACTACAGCCTCTTCTACTTTGTCCTGCGATAC